TAGTCTTCGTACTGCTTTTCAGATGCAGAAGTTTTATGAACGCCTTGCTCGTGGTGGTAGTCGGTATACAGAAGTGCTTCGCTCTTTCTTTGGCGTAGTTTCTCCGGATGCCCGTCTTCAGCGTCCGGAATTTCTCGGCTCTTTCACTAAAATGGTTAACGTCAATCCAATAGCTCAGACTTCTGCAACCGACGACACCTCTCCTCAAGGCAATCTTTCTGCTTATGGTGTTACTGCTGCCAAGTTCCATGGCTTTACCAAATCTTTTGTTGAACATGGTTATATTTTTGGCTTTGTGTGCGCTCGTGCCGATCTTACTTATCAGCAGGGTATTAATAAGATGTGGCTTCGTTCTACTGTTTATGATTTTTATTGGCCTACATTCGCTCATCTTGGCGAACAGGCTATTGAGCTTCGTGAGATCTATGCTCAAGGTTCTGAAGCTGATACTACTGTTTTTGGCTATCAGGAACGTTACGCCGAATATCGCTATAAACCTTCGCAGATTACAGGCAAGTTCCGTAGCTCTGTAGTTAATGGTTCTTTGGATAAGTGGCATTTGTCCCAATTCTTTAATAATGCCCCGACTCTCAACGAAGAGTTTATTATTGAAAATCCGCCTATTGAGCGCATTATTGCTGTTCCCAGTGAGCCTGAGTTCTTGCTTGACGTAGGCTTCCGTTACACTACTGTGCGTCCTATGCCTATGTTTGGCACACCTGGTCTTGTTGATCACTTCTAGAAGGAGTTGGTTTTATGTCATGGCTTTCTGATACCTTAGGCAGTGTTGCTGGTTCTGTATTAGGATCTGCAGTTCAGAATCATTACAATTCTGCTAATGCCGCACAGGCTAACTCGTGGAACGTTGAAAATTATAAACATCGTTATCAATGGGCTGTAGAAGATATGCGCAAGGCCGGTCTTAATCCTATTCTTGCCGCAACTAATGGTATAGGCGGTTCTATATCTGGAGCTTCAGCCGCTTCTGTAGGCATGAGCGACATAGGTTCTACTATGAACTCTGCTAAAGCCGCTAGTGCCGCTGAAAGGCAGGCTAAGAATGCCGAGCATCTTGCAATATCTCAAATTGATAAAAACGTCGCAGAAGCCGATTCTGTGCGTCAGAGTACCCATGGTACAGTTCTTCAGAACGGTATTCTTGCGAACGATCTGAATCTTCGTGAGCAGACTTATGAGAAACGTCTTGGTTACGAGCTTGAGAAGATGAATCTGGAGCTTGAAAACCTTCGTCTTCAAGGTTCTTACCTTAGCTCTGGAGTTTTGAATAATATTGCTTCTGCTAATCGCGCTAATTCTGCCGCCGCTTTTGATAATATTCAAACTGAAATGGCAGGTATGGAACGTGATTTCTATAAAAATATTGAAAGTCTTACAGGTGCTCCTAGGTCTGTCGCTAGTGGTGTTGGTTCTACCATCAAAAATGTTATAGGCTTCCTCGGAGGTCGCTATTTTGGAAGGAGATAACTTTTATGTCTAACAAAACTACTATGATTCTGACTTTTATTGTTTCTGTTGTTGTTCCCTTTATCCAGGAAGTTGTGGATCTAATCGAAGCTCTTAAAGGTAGAGCTTCTTCGAATACTGTGACTGCCAAAAAAGTTGCCTCGGACTTTCAAGCCGATGTTGCTCAACTTGTTGAGCCAGTTGCTAATAAGAACGATTCTAAAAAAACTAGCCGTTTTTTCGGTTCTTGGAGGGATGCTAAATGAGGCGTCGTCGCTTATCTAAACGAGGTTCTCGCCGTCTCTTTCGGCGTACCTCCAGATCTCGCCGTAGAAATTTTAAAAGAGTAGGACGAGGTGGATTTAGGATTTGACATTCTGACTTAATCCTGATACAATCGGTACAGGTGATTAATATGGTTTGTTATAATCCTATTCTTATGCATCCAGTTGAAGGAGCGATTACGAAAAATGGAAAACAACATTATAGTTTTTACGGTAGCCTTGCCTCTCACCCTGAGCTTGCTGGCGATAGCCGTTTCATTCGTTGTTCTTGTAAACAATGCATCGGTTGTCGTCTCGAAAATAGTAGACAGTGGGCTGTCCGTGCTGTTCACGAAGCCCGTTCTTCGTCTTCTGCTTATTTCGTTACTTGCACTTTCGACGATTATCATTTGCCTCGTGATAAAAGCTTAAGCAAGAAATTTCATCAGACTTTCATGAAAAATCTTCGTCGTGAGTATGGCAGTGGTATTCGCTTTCTCGGCTGTGGTGAATATGGTGAACTTCATGGTCGTCCCCATTATCATTACATTTTGTTTAATATTGATTTTGATGACAAAATTTTTCGGTTCCGTACAGACGGTTATAACACTTATACTTCTGCTCGTTTTGCCAAGGTTTGGAAATACGGTATGCATCTTATTGGTGAGTTTAGTTTTGATGCTGCTGCCTATGTCGCCCGCTATATAGTCAAAAAGCAGACTGGTAAAAATGCTGAATCTCATTATAAGGGTCGCATTCCTGAATTCATGGTTGCGTCTAATCGTCCTGGTATTGGTGGAAAATGGCTTGCAGAGCATGGTGAAGAATGTTATTCTAACGATTATGTTGTCATCAATGGTAAAAAGATGCGCCCGCCTCGTTATTACGATAAAAAATTCGATGAAACGCATCCTCATTGGATGGAATACATTCGTAATAACCGTATTGAAAAGATGATGCATCATTTAGAAAATAATACCTTTGAGCGTCTTGTTGATCGTTGCCGAGTTCAAGAAGGAAAATATAAATGTTTTCTTGGCAGAAAACTTGACAAGGTATTGTGACTGTGTTATCATTAAGTCAGAAATGAGGTGATGTTTATTAGTGAACTTGAAGCTGTCAAAAATTTTCTTCGTGAGCGTGATATTCCTTTCAACTTTCTCTTTCGTGGAAGTAAATATGCCGCTTACCGACTTAAGCCTGATGATTCTAGAGTTATTCGCCTTGATGATGACTATTTTGTTATATCATCTACGCTTTATCTTATGATTCGTAGGTATCTAATTGCGTTTAGAAAAGGAGATGGTTCCACTGAGACTTTATTCCATTTATGATGCTAAGGCTGAACAGTTCAGTCCTCCACAGGTTTACCACAATGATATGCTTGCTCTGCGAGCTTTTGAAGGAATAGTTAACGATGATAAAATGCTTATTAAAAAATATCCTGAAGATTTTAGTCTTCATTATGTTGGTAATCTTGGCGACTCTGACGGCCGTTATTACGTTGAGCATTGTGACGAATCCCGCATTCCTATACTTGTTGGTAAAGCCGTAGATTATGTTCTTGATATTGACAACGGTTTTACTAAGTGATAACCTAATAAAGAGCGTATCATAAAAGGGACGATCTCATTGAGATCGTCCTTTTTTTGTACGCTACGCCCGCCGCGTCTAGGCGCCTGCGAAAGGAGGTGAAACTATGAAATTTAAGACAGCTTACGATCCTTCAGAAGAACACGATCATTGCGGTATTGACTTTACCATGCCCTCTCTCACGGTTCAGGACGAGAAAGAGGAAACTGATATCAATTACATCGTAAATAAGTATGCAGACGGTCAGAAAGGTATCATGACTCTTGACCTCGGCGATAGTTCGCAATACGCTTACTTGCAGTTCGGAGATGCAACGCTTCCCGGCGACTATAGTACAGCGCTTGAGCTTGTGTCCGGAGTTCGTGAAGAATTCTACAGCCTGCCCGCTTACGTTCGAGCAAAATTCGGTCACGATCCTATGAATTTCATCGATCATTTGAATGATCCTGCAACGCTCGAATATCTCCAACAACAAGGTCTGTATAATAGCAAATATACCTTTGATGAACCACAACAGTCCGTAAGTAGTAAACAAACACAAAAAGAAAGTAACACTTTAGAACAAAATAATGAAAAAGAACAAAAATAGGCGTCACCGAAGCCAGTTACCTACTTGATGTAACTGGCGTAGGTGACGCAAAAATAATCTAAAACCTAATAATAATTTGCTTTAGGTTAATTATTAGGTTTACACTTCGAAGAAGGTGAAATTTTGGCTCGAAAAAAAATAAGAGTTCGAGGACATCGCTTCAGCGATGCTCCTGCAATGTACATGAGAAGGACTAAGTTTGATCGTTCTCATGTTTATAAGACAACTTTTGATTCAGGCAAGCTTATACCTGTATTTATTGATGAGGTTTTGCCTGGCGATACTACTCGTATGTCTGTTAATTATTTCGCTCGTTTGGCTACTCCTATTAAGCCTATCATGGATAATATTTATCTGGATTGGTTTTTCTTTTTTGTCCCAAATCGCCTTGTTTGGGAACACTGGCAGAATTTCTGTTTTGAACAGGAAGACCCTGATGATGACACTGATTATGTTATCCCTACTGTTTCTGCTACTGGTAACTCTGAAAATGCCTATATAGGCTCTCTTTGGGACTATTTCGGCTTGCCCGTGAATACGTCTGGTAATTTATCTGGTATTAATGCTCTTCCATTTCGTGGTGTTTACCTTATTTGGAATGAATGGTTTAGAGACGAAAACCTCCAAAAATCCGTCAAGATTCAGAAAGGCGATACCAACGAAGTATTGGACTCTACCCGATCTTCTGAACAGCCTTCTTGGGTTTTTACATCAGGTACCAATATTGTTCCCGGCTTGGCCTGTCCGCCTCGTGGTAAACGTCATGATTACTTTACTTCTGCTCTTCCGTGGACCCAAAAAGGCCCCGGTGTATCTATAGGTCTCGCTGGTACTGCTCCTATTCAAGGTACAGCTACATTAACTATACCTAATGGTGTTAATCTTTTGGATCGTCAATCAGGCGATCTTTATGCTTCTGTTGTTGGTACTGCAGTTCGTAAAAATAGTGGAG